TTACACATACCTGTATTATCACAGATAATGTCGCGAATTATGTTATTTACGTTTGTATATTTATATTCTTGTTGTATAATTTGACCTTCCTGTAAAGCTCTACCTACGGGTCTCATAAATGCACCATGTGTTGAAGGAGTAGAAACAAAGTCAAAACATAATAATTCAAAATCATCTTGTACTTCTACTGTACCACCTGATCCTTCTTTTACGGAACCCATACCTCTTGAAGAAATACCAACTGTAATACCTGAAGCGAATAATGCTTGAAGTATTTTTCCCGCTGGTGTAGGTAATATTTCTACTTCACCATAAACATCATCACCCATCATTTTTATTTTAGTAACATTATGTGATACATTTTGTAAGTTTATAACTGAAGATTCTGGATGGTCTAATTCTCCTAATGCTCTTTTTTCTTTAACAGGGCCCTCAATATATTTATTGATTTCTCTTTCTAAAATTTCTCTGGGATAAATTCTACCATTTTGGTTTTTAGCTTCTGCTCTTTGAATAACACCCTTTACCGTTAGGGGTCTATTTTCCTTTAGTGTAGCTTCTGCTAACTGTCTGTCTACGTGAAATGGTCTGTATTCTGTTAATAGCATAATTAATCGTCTTTATTCTTTTTTTTAAAAGCTTTTGGTGTAGCATATCCCATACCTGCGCCAGCATTAAATGAAGCACCCGTACCTGTCATACTTGCTTCGTTTTTCTTTTTAGCAGAAAAATATTTTTCCATTATTTTTTCTACTGTTTTATAGTCTTTTCCTTCTTTTGTTTTTTTCTTTAATTTATCTAAAAATGTATTTACAGATTGTTTTAGAAAACCAGGTTTATAATCACCAGCGTGGTGTTCATTTACACCATCAAAATCTCTTTGTTTTAGAGCAGCCATAATAGCAAATACAGCATCTTGCTCTGAGTAACTATATTTTTGAGCTATCCCTTTAATAAAACGATTTACCATTCTAGATACTTCGGGGTTAAGTGCTTCATTTATGGTTTCTTCTTTCATATAAACAAGTACAGATCCATTTTTAAGTTTTACTCTACCGTTTTTATGAAGTTTTTCCATTTCATCTTGAGTAATTTCTAATCCATCGCCCTTAGCTACTACCGGATTTTCTTCTTTATCTCTTAAATCCTTAAAAAAGGCATCTACTGAAGCTCGGTTTTTTTCAGAGTTACTCATTTTTCCACTTCTCATATTTTTTCCCATAAAAGCAGCTGTTCCAGGAACGTCTTGTGCTCTTATTTCAGATAATTGTCTCTGTTTAGCTTGCCAATCGTGTATGTTAAATGGTTTACTCATCTTTATATTTTTTTCTAACGTGTGTTCTAAATTTATTAAATAAATCTTTTAATTCTTCAGATAAATTATATAATACCATATCATTTGGATTATCATCTGCTAGCTTTTTAAAATCAATTGCTTCTGCTTCTAAATCTGCTACCATTTTTTCAAAAGAACGTTTATATACTACTTTTGACTTTACAGCTCCTGTTTCTGGGTCTGGTTTACCAGGTACTAGGTAAAAATCTTTTGCATCAGTTTTACCTTTATTTCCCCTTGCAGGATCTCTATCTTTTTTTAGCTCACTAAAAGTAGACTCTTTTATATTATATATGTCAACAAGACTAACCATGAATCGTTTTTAACTCGTTTACTAATTCATAATAGTTAAGCAAGTTAATAACGTTATCATCATTAACAGATGATTTTTTACATAATGGTTTAATCATATCTCTTGTTTCAGTTAACTTTACAACTACTGCTTTGTCCTCCACTTTTTTAGAGTATCCAGTAATTTCTTTTTTAACCGTCTTGATTTCCTTGTTGATAAAAGACTTAAGAGCAGGGCTATTAGTAACGCTGTTAACATATTCTTTTAATAAGCTTTTTTGGTTTTCTCCTAAACCACTATACTTGTCATTAAATTTTTCAAGTAAAACTTTATAAGTAAGTAATCTAGTATCTTTATCATACTTAGCATAATCCTCCATTACAACATCTTTTTTAGGCTTATTTTC